TGCTAAAGTAGATAATGCGACTAGACGTTTGAGAATGATGAATGCCGAGGCCGCTAAGACTAAGGCTAACGCTAACGCTAAGGCTCAAACACGTAGAAAGAATCTAAGAGTTTTGGGGCTTAGTGATAACCCTAACCCTAGTCGTAAGAATATTGTTGACGCTTATAAAGTATTTGCACTAAAAGCAAGAAACGTCAAGGCTACCGACGCAAATAGAGAGAATGATAGAAAGGCCACTGAAGCAAAAACGCGCCTTCTTAATTCCTTTCAAACACCTAACACGCCTTAAAGTGATGAAATAAAAATACTGGGTCATTAGTTTCAAATGGCAGCATCAGCAGCAATGAATCTTCAATTGAAGAAGTTCAACATGGCGCAGATTCCCGAAGACGCCGTCTGTATTTTCATCGGCCGTCGGCGTACTGGAAAGTCGACCCTCGTCCGAGATGTGCTGTTTCATCACAAGACTCTCCCTCTCGGTACAGTTATCAGTGGTACGGAGGAGTCGAACGATTTCTACAAGAAAATGGTGCCTCCTCTCTTTATTCACGGAGCCTATTCGCCAGTGATTGTCCAGAATTACGTGAATCGTCAGAAACTCATCATGAAGAAAATCATGACAGAGCAAACCGCTGGAGGAACATCCCGGATTGACCCGCGCTCCTTTCTTATTTTGGACGACTGTCTCTACGATGATTCTTGGACCCGTGATCTCAATGTCCGCTATCTTTTCTTGAACGGCCGATGGGTGAAGGTGTTCTTCTTGATTACTATGCAGTATCCGCTGGGTGTACCACCTGTTCTACGTACGAATGTAGACTACGTCTTCATCCTGCGTGAGCCGTATCTGAACAACCGCAAGCGTATCTATGAGAATTATGGCTCGGCCTTTCCGTCGTTCGAATTCTTCTGCCAGGTCATGGACCAGTGTACGCAGAATTACGAGTGTCTTGTTGTAAGCAACAACACACAGAGTAATAAATTGGAGGATATCATCTATTGGTACAAGGCTGAGATGCATGGTGATTTCCGCATTGGGGCACCGGAATTCTGGGGTCACAGCGCGGCTCACTACAGGGATGCGGAGGAGTCTGAGATTAATCGCTATGACCCGTCTGCATCTCTCAAACTCAAGGGACCGGCGATTCAGGTACGCAAGTCCAACTAAGGCACTTTTTAGAAAAGCGCGCCAAAACAAACAAGGCGCTTTTTAGAAAAGCGCGCCAAAAGCGCACCAAAACAACTAAGGCGCTTTTTAGAAAAACGCAGCAAAAATGCACCAAAACAAACAAGTTTAGAAAGTATACTATTAAATAGATACTAGATGTTCTTTAACATAAGCTCCAATACCGTCTGTATTTTTATAATCGGTTTTGGCGTTTTAATCGCGAGTCTCTTAGGGATTTTCGAGCGTCTACATATGGCAGAAGGGTTCGAAAATGTACGTGGGATGCCCGCCATACGCTGTGGTGTAGATCTACCGACCTGCGCCGCAGGAACACAATGCATGAATGGCTTTTGCGTAAATTATGCTAAGCCTAACTTGACACCAAATGAACTTCCAGTGTACCCTTAGCAACTATAGATGCTTTTTTTAACAGTATCTGTTAGAAGTCATGGGAAAAGGTATGAAACATCTCTGGCTGATTCTTTTAGTAGTAGTACTAATGGTTCTGGCTATACTCTTGCTTCGTGCGCCCAATGGTCAACCACCCAAGTGGCGCGGACAATCCGCACGGCTACCCTGTCTCGCGAACAATCAGTGCCCTATGGGGAATATGTGCAGCAATGGATTCTGTTCTGAGGGATTCACTGCTCACGTACAGCTTCCCACGAACGACATGTCATCGTGTACTGCGCCTCAATGCAAGGGTGGTGTCAATTCCACCTGTAGTCGCATGGCAACACCTTGCGCTGAAGGGACTTTCTGCCAGGGCGATAGCTGCGTAAGTGTTACCACCCCGGACATGGGAGAGGCATACAATCAGATTGGAATGCTTTCTACGTAGTTCAGAAGGTAGCTCCGCTGCCGCCGCTGGATGCCTTTCTCTCCATGGCCAAATCGGCATGCTTACTATCCCCACCAAACATCCCTCTCCATCCATCAAGTGCCTCCCCGGAGTCCGGGCTGACACTCGTATCGTTGAGTGATGTAGGCGCATCCATAGGAGATGCCTCAGTTCTGCGTGCCCCACTGGCACTCTCCTTCCGCTGCTCCGACACGAACTTCTGACGAGCCTCCTCATTGTCCTTGTAGCCCTTCATCAACGTGTTGAGTTGGTCCTCTGCGTACTCCTGGTCCTGGACCTGGTGGGGCTTAGGGTCCCACGGCAGCCACTTCCCAACCTCACCCACAAAGATATTATGAATCGGGTCGTTGCGCTGGAGTTTCTTTGACATGGCAACAGCCTCTCCGTGGGTCCCTGTGACTCCCCGGACCTTCAGTCCACGAATCGTTGTCTTGAACTCGTTCTTGGCGAAGAATGCCTCCTCAAGTGCTGACTGATTCTTATAGAGGTAGTCATCGTATGCCTCCTTGATTGTCGTCTTGTTGATCTCGGGCTTGTTCTCTTTGACGAATGCCTGGTACGTCTCAAGGATACCGGCCATATTGAGACGGGCCTTACGGCAGGCCATGGCAACACCGCTGAGATCGGGGGACTCGGACTCGAGACGATCGGCCTCCTTTGTAAACTTCTCATTGATACCCCGGACAGTTGATACGAGGTAGGTCTCAAGGTTCCGTATCTTATAATCGATCTCGTATTGCTTCACGAACTGCTCGAAAAAGAACTGGTCCTTGTTCTCTAGAACATTCTCAGGACTCAGGAAGGATAGAAGTACAAACTTTTGGCTACGAATCTCGGGGTCCTCTTCAAGAAAATCCTCCTTTAGTCCTGCCATTTGGTATGATGTGTAGTAGTATTCTAATCTTAAAGTATCCGTGCCAGTGCTAATAAAATTTCTGGGGCTCAAGTATAAGAGAGCCATGAACTTTTCTCTACCCGACCTTTTAGCATCACTCTTCAAGTACCTTATCGAGGGTCTCGTTGTCGCCCTTGTCGCCGTCATTGTTCTCAACCCCAAGAAGCCCAACTTCGGTGAGATCCTAACAATCGGTGTTGCCGCCTTTGCGACGTTCGCACTCCTTGACACGTTTACGCCTAATATCGCTGTAACGGCACGCCAGGGTGCTGGCTTCGGTCTTGGTGCTGGGCTTGTTGGGTTCCCTCGTGTATAAACGGCTTTTTATTAGCGAAGCATTAAAGCCTGCCAAAACCCCAACAACCAAATATAGTTAGCAATTGTAGTATAGACAATAATTACTCATCATAGTATGATATGTAATTATTATGTAATGGATTATTTTAGAGCAGAAGGTAATATTATTATTTTCTCCCCTTGCGGCGGGTTCTACCACCACCTCGAGGTGCAGGTGGAGGTAGAGGTGCAGTTAGACCATCACGCGGAGGAGGTTGAGTTGGAGGCTGAGGTATAGGTTGAGCTGGAGCTGGAGGCTGAGGTGGAGGTTGAGCTGGAGCTGGAGGCTGAGGTGGAGGTTGAGCTGGAGCTTTGAAAATACTACGTGCTTCTTTTTTTCCTTGATATACTATATATTCATCGTGTAGTGTAAGTGCTTTTTCCCTTGCTTCAGCAAGAGACGTAGCGACTGTCTGATTATATATTGGTATCTTATCTAAATTATTACTATTAATTACAGCATCTCTAATATCCTTATTAGCTTTTTGCATCTTTTTCATTATTGTATCATACTCTTTTTTACTCTCAGAAAATTGCCTACAAATATCAGTGGTACATAATATTGCTCCAAAACGACGTTCATATAGTTTATACTTATTCTTTATAGGCTTTATAATGCCATCTACTTCTACTACTTGTTCTTTCGTAAGCAATGTTATCTGTTTATTAAAGTCTTCTTGTATCGTTGGAATTGGAATTAATAAAGGTGCGTATCCTACTAAAGGTGCGGCTCCTGGATCTGCGGCTCCTGGATCTGCGGGTTCGTTAAAAATTTTAGCATAATTTTCTGCTGATATAACATTATCTTCAAATGGTGATAGGGCATAAATGAAATATTTTAATTCTAGTATTTTATCAGTTTGTCTTATATATACATCTTTATTTATTAGTTCACCATTAGTATCACGTCGTAAAGTCATATCTGATTTTTTTACCCCAAATATAGAACTGGTAATTTTATGTTGTTGTTGTGCAATATAATACGGTTCATACTTTTCAAGTACTTGGTCAGCATAATCATGATATGCCACTTTATTATTATCTACTGTTTGTTTTAATTCATCGAATTCTGTATCAGATACACCATCTATAGTTGCATCTCGAACTTTAATTTGAGAATTTATTAATGTACTAAGTGATTCATTAGAAATCCTCTGTAATTCTTTAATCTCTTTACAGAGATCGGTTGTACATGTTACTTTCCAAAATTCGTTTTCAATTTTGTTTAAAAATGGCAAAAGCTCCTTTAAATAATGATTTATATCTTCATCATCATTAT